AGTTACCATAAGAAATTGAGAATGTTCTTGCTGCAAGCGTTTCGGTGTCTGTGCCTTTATCTACATCACGTGAAATCGTTTCACCAATTTCAGTTCTAGTACCAGAAACATATCCAATACCTTCTTCGATTTCAGCAACGAGTTTGTCGGAAGAACCGCCGCCATCAGCATTATATCTACCTAAGTTTGTAGAAGTTTTTAAGTGTTCACGAATACGAACAAAGAAGGGGCGAGTAGCATAGTTGCCATTCGTCTCATACATTTTTTGTTTCATAAAGTCAGCGATATCATCGTATTCTGTAGAAGTTTGAACCCTTACAAGTTTACCATTCTCAATATTACCGATAGAGAAGAAGGTTTGTGTATTGGCTTGAGTAATTGAACGTGAAGTAAGAGTTGGCGTAAGTTTAAGACGATTTGCCCCAGGAGCAGCGAAGTTCGTAGATCCCGAAGCGTTATCAAGAAGCGAACTATCTTGGTTCGAGTCTATAATAGATTCGGCTGTGATGAAACCAACTTTTACGGTTGGTGTAGTTGAATATTTGGAAACAACATGATTTTGAGTATCAACACGAACAAAATGACCTTTATGATAGATAATGCCATCTTGAACTGTCGCTAGAGTTCCGTATCCAGTTGAATTGCCAAATGCTCCGCCAATAGTATTAGCTGCGACAATAAAGCTATTATCCGATTTATTTCGGAAAATAAGAGATTCGTTGTCTGCAAAAGTTTTAGTTGTGCCGTTAGTGCCTGAATTAGTATAAGAAACGAATACGGTAAAGAAGTTTGGATCTGCTGTTTCAGAACCATCAGCAACTGCGATCAGGTCTGCCGTTACACCTGTTATCGAGCCAGTGACGGTTGCATTAGCAACAACACCGCTAGTAGTAAAGTCAGAAAGGATAATAGAGCGAGTATTCGCATCCTTATCTCTGAGTTTAACATAATTAAGTTTATTATCAATATTAAGACCACAACCAGTAATTACTGTTCCATCAACGACAACCTCATCAGCGAATCTTTCGATTTGATTTTGAAGAATCGTTTGAAGCTGAGTCAACTCTCTTGCTTGAACAGCATATCCTGGACGAAAAAGAACTCTATGAAAATTCTTATTTTCATTAAAGTCGTCAAAATATGGACTTTGATTCAGATTTGTTTCTAACGGCATTTTTTAATCCTTAAAAGTCTAAAATAATTTTGATGTCTTCAACCTGTTCGACATCTTTAGTAACTTTTCTAATATTTTCAGTATAGATAAACTCACCAGAATAAGTATTGGCTTCTGGACCTTGAATATCAGCAACTGTTGCAACAATTGTTTCATTACCACGTTTTAGCAATTCATCATCTTTGGTAAATGGAACATAGTTGCTATAACTTTCTACATTATTTAGATATACATTATAGAACGATGAATCTCTTAAACCAGAATCATCTTCTTTAATAAAATACACGGTTCCGTTTGCGCCATAAATTGCATTGTTCATTGCTTGATTTTCAAGCGTCACGGAACTCAATGATGTGATAAATTCTAATGTACCAAGAGCTGCACGTAATCTCATTCTTTCATTGGTAATAACATCACCAACTTCTAATGGATTTTGTGGCACGTCATTTTCCATTTCGTTATAAGAAACAAGTAAGCGTGTCCCTAAACGAAGTGTGCTTGGCGAGTTAGAAGTATTTGCAATGGCTTGAGTTTGAATCTCATTATTTGAATTAACTTTAAGAACAGGATCTTTTAAAATAGAAATTGTTCTGAAGTCAGTATTCGATGGAATGTATCCTTTACCGTCAACTGAAACGCCTTCAGTTCCTTGGATCTGAACATTTAAAATAATTTTATCTCCGCCCAATTCACGAATAGCGTCTTTACCGTGTCCGCCTGCTGGAGAAATAATTACGTTTGCAGTTGCGCCTGTGCCATATAAAGTGTTTGCTGTGATAAATGCTTCTGCTCTAGTATAGTAACGACCAGTATCAATTACAGTAACATTTGAGATGGCGCCAGTATTTGTATTTACACGACTGTATGCTAATGCTCCAATGCCATCTCCACGAATTGCTACCGTTGGAGAAATAACAACACGTGAGTCTGTATTAGCGATTGTCGTAAATGCCGAATTGACAGTAAGTGTTCTTGTCGACCCTGAATAGTTTATAATTCTACGAAGCTGACCAGCACCTGTTCCTGAGATAATATAAACTGAAGAACCATTGTAGAAATTGTCGACAGTAGAAGGAGCTTGTCCAGCAAGAGAAAGACTTAAAGTTCTTGTTGAGCCAGCTTCTACAAACCCATTATCAAGAGAAGTGTAGTTTTGTCCAGGATTATTAACTTCAATAATTTCAATTGAACCATTTACCGAAGCATCTTGAACCGCAACCTGTCTTGTACTTTCAGCAGAACCATCAGAAGTATCAAAAGTTTTTACAGGAATATATGAAGCTGTTACAAACTTTTCTTGATCATTTAAATTAATAGAATACATATATTTCCATGTATATCCATCAGATGTGGTAAATGGAGTTACAGAAAATCCAGAAGGCTTAATTGTAGAAGCTCCGCCATTATTGTTATAGAGGCATTTGTAAACGTTAAATTCGTCGGTAACAACATAGAATTGTTTGCTATATAAGTCTGTATCGATGTCACGATACATAGCATATGCTGTTCCGGAAGTCCAGTTGTATCTTGGAACTACATGAGAAACGTCAGCTGGAGTAATTTTCTTTGCGCCAATAGCGTCTTTCCAAAGCTGATAGTGTTTTTCTTGTACACTTTCAACAGCATTCGATGGCGTCGGCTCATTAGCCCACTCAGTATTTTTACCAATTACCGCATATAAAATGTTTGAGTTTTTCGTGCTTCTTCCATCGCTTCTGGAAAGAGCTTCGATAAATGCCTTTGCGTTGGTAATTCTAAGTTCTTTGGCTGCGTATTTTGTTGCCATTTTTACCTCTGATTGATCACTCTATTTATACGATGTCTGAGACATAATAATAAACATTGGCGTTTCTTATTGTTGATCCTGTAAATGTAGAAACCGTACCAACGTTCGAAGAAGTTGATGTCGAATAGACATTGCCCAAGAATACAATATCATTATTTGATATTATATATCCAGCTTTTCTAAAGTCATTTTCATTCTTATATTTAAAGATTCTTTCATTTGCCAAGATTTCTCCAGTAGCAAAGCGAATTGCTGTTCTTAAAGTTTCACGACTTCCTTCATATGATATAATAATATCATTACCACGTTTTTCAAGAACCTCTGCTCTTACATTTGAATCTTCGCCATAAATAAAATCGCCCACAGAAATATTAGTTTTCTCAAACGTATTAGCTTGAAGATGAACAACATCTTGTTTGATGGCGATTGTTTCTGTGCCTTTAAATGCAGTCATATCTGTATACTGTATTGTATTACCAACCCACGTATTTCCGACATAAATGTTATTTAAGTTTGCACTTGCGGTAGAAACGAACTGCCCATTCGAAGCGACTTTCAATACGATTTTCTGATCAGTAGTAGAAATAATCTCAACGATTGCCGCTGTATTTGCTCCGCCATCGCTTATTGTTTTACCAACAGCAATGAAGTCTGAGAAGCCATCACGCATTGTTGGAGTTATCGTTGCACCAGAACCAGAAGCTGTATCAACAGTAATAGTTGGCGCAGACTTATATCCTTTGCCTTGATTTGTAATTACGATTTGATTTATGCCGCCAGCCACATTGGTTAAAATATATCCGTTTGCAGATTCTTCTTGACCTACATCGCTGAAGATAAGCGTTTCATTATTTGCGTATCCACTGCCACGTGTTGCCGCTGTTACTGATCCGCCTTCAACACGAAGCATATGAGTGTTAGCGAATATTAATTGAGAATAATCGTCGAAGTGTTCAATATTTAATGTCACAGGACTTGTTGCGCCTGTAACGCTCGTTACAATACCATAAGCGTTTGATGAAAGCCCAGTAAGAGTATCTCCAACAGAAATTGTAGCAGAGTTAGCAACAACCACTGATGAATTTACAATAGCAGGTCTTGAAACGTAAACGAAGTCATCATCAGCACCACGAACATAGAACGTAAGCATTTCTCTGTCTGGTGTTTCAAGTTTGAACATTTCTGTGTTAGCAAGTTTGAAATCTTTAATCTTAATTCTGCGGCTGGTTGCAAAATCAATGTTTGCTGTATTAGCAGATGGTCTTCTTTTCTTTTTAATAGTAGAAATAGAAGAAGTCGTATTCGCTTCACTTTGTGATTGATATAATCCAAAAAGATTTTGCCCAGCAGGATGAATAAGTTTAGTGACAATATCTCTATAGCGAGCAATAGAAACTGGAACTTTAATTTGATAAGAATATTCTTGATAGAAGTTATTGTCTTGTATATACCCACGCTTAGAAGAAACGTGACTTCTTGTTGTGGTGTAATATCCAGCCGAGTTAGCAACGCCAGCCAAAGCAATTCTTGCCGTTGCCTGCGAAGAATTATCTCTTCCAGATTCTTTTAGTCTTACTAATTCATTATCAACATATGAGAAACCAGAATCATACATTCTTACACTGGTTATAGCACCATTGGCTCCAATCGCAGTTGTGATGTTCGAGTTGTTTCCAAGGATACCTTCATCTGTTATAGAAACAATTTTGGCAGTTCCTGTCCCAACCTGAGTCTCTTGCGCTGCACTATCAAAGAAGTTGATCGTTACATATCCATCGCTTAAGAGATATTCAATATTTTCTGGAGAACGTTGCCTTTCGTCTTGCCAAACACGAAGTGTAATTTCATATGTTCCATTAGCGTGACCAATGAACCCACTCGCTTGTTTAACATCCCCAGAGGCAGCTGTATTTGCTTGAATGATACGATCGTTTTCATCTGGTGCGGTGATACTACTGTTTCCTGTTTGCCAGTTTACGTCATCTGATTGAACGACCATATAAACTTCGCCAATACCAAGAGCTGCAACGTTTGTGTCAATTACACGAACTCCTGGAGCCTGAGTATATCCTTCACCAGAAACGATAGAGGAAAGCTGTCCGATTGTTCCAACAGTTCCAGCGATAAAGTTTAGGCTGTCTATAAGTTTTGTGTGAATATTCTCAACAATCGTATTTGATGTGCCAAAAGCATTATTACCAATATTCGTAGCAGAACCCACTAGACGTAAACCTTCATTCTCTATAAAGGCTTTCATTGGACCAGTTGCAAAGTAATCGCTCGTGTTGGCGACATTATTTGATGTCAGCTGAATAACCTGTGTATCACGGTATGTTCCGCCTTTACCATATGCTTCGCTTGTTAAAGCTGGGCTAAACGCCGCCGAAGTAATTAATTGAGTATCGCTGTCTATTTGTGTAATTCTTCTGCCAGTTTGACCGCCTGCTTTAATAACATCATTTACTACAAAGTCTGATGTGAAAGAAGTCCCCACCCCTGTTACTGTTGTTCCTGAAGAGGATATTGTTCCTGATAATACAGTATTAGCAGTTGGATTATGTTCATATGTCAAACTGGTTGTAGTGACAATTTTCTTAACGACGCCAAATGCATTTGAGATGGCACCGACGATCTCATCACCCTCAGAAACTTCTGATCCAGAAATAGGAGCAATAGTCGCAACATGATATCCAGCTGTATTACTCTGAAACTCGCCGACAGAACCGACTGTGACACCAGCTGGTGTACCAACTTTAACATCTTCAGAAGAAACGCCAAAAGTTACGCCATCAAAAAAGTTTTTATATCCATCGATTCTAAACCAAGAATCACCAGCAGTATTATCAACGATATCTAAAATAATTCCATTAGCACTTGAGTCTACACCAAAGATGCTTTGACCAACAGTAATTTCTGCCGTGTTAGCAATATTAATAATTGCATTGGCATTATCATGATAATCTGCCGCACGTGTAATTTCTTCCGCTGGCTCTTTAAATCCAAATCGTGGTGCACCAATAATTGTATTGGCAAAAATATTCATCTTTAAATTGCCAGAAGAATGAGCGATCACAGGTGCAGTTTGACCAAAAATTGTATTAGATGTAAATATTTCTTGATTTAATGTAATTGCAAAAGTGTCTACAATATCGTCACGACGAATAATAAAAGAAGCATCTACAAGACCATCTGTTTCATCAATTTGAATAGTAGAACCGAAATCATTTACTGATGCTTGATACCCAGAACCACCATCAACCAATGTGAAGACGACAATACCATTTAAATCTTCAATTTCTACAACAACAGCTTTACCTAAATCTCCACGAACATCAGAAAGTATATCCACTATATCTCCAGGGCGATATTCTGCACCAGAAGATACAATTGTGATATTTGAAATGCCAGCATCGATTGGAAATGTAAATCCAGTTATATTTGGATCTTCAAATTTTAAATAAACCGATTCGCCATCAGCAAAGGTTGCGTTAATATTGGAAACCAATATTTGCATTAAATCACGACCACGAACGGTCTTACGTTGAATATCCTCTATCAACGCTTCTGCACCCGAATCAATACCACGAATGGTTTTACCAATAAAGTTATAGATTCTTGGATCGTATTGAGATACAAGATAACGCTCTACACGCCAATCGCCTGAAGATGCTTTTAAAATTTGTTCTGCTGGATAAAATACTTCTACATCTTCATTATAAAGTGCACGGAATAATAATCTGTAAGATTCAATTGTGCCCTTTGATTGATAAAGATCACGAATGTTTTTAGCAAGTATTCTCTTATTTGCTAAAACTTCATTGGGAATTGATGGAAGGATTGTTCTGCGAAAATATTCTAGATACTCATCAAGCGTTGTATCAACGTCTTTATATTCTTGTAAATGTCGAAGTGTGTATTCTGCTTTACCAGTTTGCTCCATGTATTCATAATATGCCTTCATGAAGGCGACGATATTTGGAGCCTCGTCTTTATAAAATTCTGGTAGCTGATTTTCAATCAGCGCAGAAACCTTTTCATTTAATTCCGACATTATACGTTCTCGCCAATAGCATTTACAACAATATCATTGGATTCGATTAATAATATTTGCTGACGAACTGGCGTAACGTCTAACAATTCTGGGATTACATCTACTTTAATTTCTGTTCCTGTAAATGCCGTTGGCGCAAAGTTTTCAATCTCAACTTTACCTGTTACATAATTAATTGTTCCTGCATTCACAACAACATTCACCTTCGTTTTATCTTGCGTATATCTGTATATATTAACGTTCCCCAAACTGTCATCGTCAAGGAAGCAAGTAAAGCCAGAATATGTAAATTGCGTAGAATCGAGTGTTCCCTTTTCAATTGGATTTCTAAATTCTAATGCAACCTTTTGAGTAGTTGTGATCGAAGGCGAAAATCTTTTAGACATTTTAATTGAAACTGTATTATTCAATATAGAAGGGTCTAAGTTATCCAAAGATCTAAGCAATCTTGAATATCTTAATTTCTTCCCAAAACGACCCAAAGAATCTGTTGAATAATTTGTAACAGCAGTTTTAACTAATGCTTCCAATGATTTTTGTGTAAGCGTGGTTGTCGTCAAATCATAATTTACATTTACAGTAGGAACAATGAAGAGATATTCAGCATCAACAAAAACTGGATCAATAGAAAGAGGTGTTCTATCTACAATCGACGCTCTAATTTGATTCTTTCTACTAATCGTCAAAAATCTTTCGCCGAATGGTTTAGCTGCAATATAAACTTTACCGAATACTGGACTATCAGCATCTTCGCCACCAAAAGCAACAACGGATTCTAAATCAGAATTTTCTTGTGTAATAATATTGATATAATCGTTTTTTGTAACCAAACGATTTTGCGCTTCGAAGTTTTTAGGAGCATTAAATTTAACTGAGTCAATGGTTTCTTGAGCACGTCCGCCACGAGCAGCTGTATTTAAACTCAAAGAAACTGAAGTATATGCTTCTGTAACACCAAGACTATCAACAGAAAATGTATTGGCGCCATTTGTCACAGTTCCATTACAAATGCGATAGTCTACGATTACAATATTTCCATCAACAAGCGCCTTACCCAAAACACCATCACCAAATGTCAATTCATATTTTCTATCGTTTGTTTCATTTAGATAAAAAACAGGTGAAGTGCTTTTAACAGAAGTCACATTCGTGGCTTTTGTAAATACTGTATTTGATGTATCCGCTGAAGATGTTTGTACACGAACTTTAATGCTTCTTGTATCAACGCCAGCATTCGGAATGATATAGCGAACTGGATCGTTAGAACTAACTGTAAAGCGATGCGTAAGCGGCTCGCCTTCAGTAATGTCAATGTTTTTGATATATGTGTCTCTTACGTTCTCAACACTATATGCTTGATCGGTAACATATGTGTATGCTATATCATCGATCGTTGTGGTAAATGTCGCACCTTCTGGAATCGTAAAACGTGGAACGTCTGTATTGACACCAGTAAACGTAAGTTGAACATTAGCTGTAGCACCACGAGAAGAAATGGGAGTATATCCTAATTCTTTGGCACGAGATACAACGCTATCACGCTGTTGCGCTGTGTCCAAAAACATTTCGTTGCCAATCATATTAAGATAATAAGCATTATAATGAGTATTATAAGCCATTAAATCCAAGAGAGTTGCCATAGCAGAACCTTCAAAGTCATAATCTTTAAACTGTGTTTGACTTCTTAGGAATGTTTTAAGATTACTGCGAATATCAGCAAAATCTAATTCTGTGACTTGAAGATAAGTATTAGCTTGTGCCATTAGCGGACTCTCTCTAGAATTACATCAAGAACTACTGGTTCAGGGTCATTGATTACATAAAAAGCGAGAGAAAGTGTTAAAGCATTTAAATCGTCTCTTTGTTCAGCGATTACTTCAATTACTTCTGCTCTTGGCTCATAGTTATAGATGACTTCTCTTACAGCGTTTTCAAGTTTTTGTTTTGTAGCTGGTGTAAAAAGTTCGAATAACATTGCACGAACATTACACCCAATATTCGGTTGAAATGGTCTTTCGTAAAAATTTGTAAGGACGAGCGACTTAACTGATTGCCTTACAGCATTACGATTAGTCTTTCTGGATAACTTTCCAGTGACTGGATGTGGTATGAAAGCAAGATCGATGTCGCTATAATACTCAACATTTCTTCTTGCTTCTTTTGATAATGCCATTTCTATACCTGTTTATGCTTATTTATTAAGCGTTTTTTGATTCTTGAATCTCTTTTCTACGATCTTTACAGAGTTTAGAGATTTCAGCCAAAGCCTTTCTAGCTCTTGTTCCAGCGGATTTATTACCACCTTCAAACTTTTCGCTCTCTGTAATATATGTTTCAAAAAGATTTATTAAATTATCATGATTATTCATAATTTTTTCCTTGACTAATAATTAAAATTTCAGTAAAATAGACTTGTAGTCTTTAACGGACTATTTATAACAGAATTACTTGGTTGGTGGTTTAGTATCTGTTCCACCACCAGCATCATTACCGTCATTTTGCCCATGCGTATGATTTACAAGGGATATTCCATCAGCGACCACATCGCCTGTTACATATGTTTGTAATCCACTTTGATATGTTAAATTTGCTACATTAGCTGTTTCAGTTTTCGAACCAGCGATTGTACGAGTTTCGTTTCCGCCAACTACCCAAGAAACATTGCCATCAACATAAACTTCTAAATCCCCTGTAATGTGCACTTTATCATTTCCAGTAACACTTCTCCATCCATTACTATGATGTGTTACAACATCGCCATTAGCATGGACTTCAACAAAGGTTCCCGATCTGTGCTTGATATGAATACGCTCATGGAGGGGAGTATCGTCTATCTCAATGAGATGTCCGCTCTCTGACTCATAAACGTGATTATATGGATATTGAGCAGCATATGGATCAGCTGGTTCTTTAATAGTTGAATTGACATTTTTTGAAAAGATCTCTGAATTTCTAGCACGACTATTCACATCGCTTTCGTTAGTGTATCTTGGATAAATGCTTTTAGTACTATCGTCCGTTCTTGGATTTGGGTCATTAAAGCCAACATTTGGAGTACCAAATGAAGACGGAGCGCCAGCCATCGTTCCTATAATGACTGGCTCTTGCGCCTGTTCTCCGTCTAGGAAGAATCCGACAACCCACGTTCCCTCAACAATTCCTGTCGGACTCCTGCCGACACCACTGATCGCTGCCGAAGTGATGTCTTGCATTGGAGTCGCCCAAGGCAAACTTTCAGTCGGTATCTGTGCTTTATCATCGGTGTGCCAACCGTAACATCTGACACGAACCCTTCCGAGTCGTATCGGGTCATTACGGTCTTCAACAACTCCAATGAACCAAACAAAGTTATTCTTCCCAATAAAGTTGCGCATTACTCATCTTCACAGACACATTCGCCGCCACCACATACTTCACAAACAACCGCATCTGAAACGATTTCTTGTAAAACTTGTGGGGTTTCTTCTACAATTTCCTCAACCTCTTGAACTGGCTCAGGAATTTTCTTTTCTGGTTCTACGATTTCTTGTAGAAATTTTTGTTTCTTTGGTAAAGGCATTATTTGTCCCTTTCTTGTTTAATCCATTTTTTGGCTAAGTGATTTCTTGGTTCACGATTCGCCCACTTTGAAATAGTTTTATAGGCTCGCATTGTGGCATTTTCTACATCAGATGAATCTGAATTGTCTACGATAGTAATACCACCACGACCAAATATTGACTGAAACTTCCCAAGATTGTTTTGAACATCTTTCCACATTTTTTCAACAACACCATCAGGAAGCGACCTTGCTCTTTTATTATTTCTCGCAAGTGCAGTTTCAAGGTCAGTATTTACGAATATCATAGTGGTTTCATATCCAATATCTTCAAGCATTTTCTTTTGCCTTGAAATCTTTTCGAAGTCTTTACCTGTCCCATCAATTACTAATCCTAATCGACCAGCAATATAAAGATTCATCTGTTTACCAGTTAGTTCTTTAGATCTAACACGAATAGATTGACCTTGTTTCGAAAAGATTGTTTCTGGATCCATTTCTAAGCCAGCTTTTTTAAGAGCAGTTTCGAAGGCATTGTCAGAATTAACAACCTTAAACCCAATAGAAGTTAATGCA